GCTGTTATTATCTCCCAAGTTGAGGTATTTTGAACTATTGTGACCGTGCAATTAATATCTATTCTGTTAGATACCGCCCCAACTTCTTGAAACGAAACTATGCCGTTATAAACCCCCAAGGCATCGGCTTTAGAATTTACGGTAAAAAATACACTATTGCCGGGCTCAATTTCAAAGGTTTCATTTGCGCTGAAATGTGTGCTTATTGTGGATGAGATAACACTAAATACAATATTTCCGGTGTTCGTTATTTCTACTAGCTTATTAGTGGATTGGTTTTCATCCTTCGTTCCAAATGCTAATGTACTGGCCGGGTCTGAGGTAATTGTAAGGTCTGGCAAAATTAACCCCTCTGGCCGTATTTCAACAGCCATAATTTGGGAAGTGCTATCGTTTAAGTTATTAGTTACCTCCTGAACCTGAAATGTCCTGTTAAAATTCTTTGGGTCAATGATAATATGATTCTCAGCTACATAACCATTTAAAACACCCTTCCATATCTGTAAATTTTCATCGTAGCCATCTTTAATTAACTCTGAAATTTCATCATTTTTTAACTTACCATTGAATAGTATGTGTTCATCCCCATTTACATCTAAAAGACCTCCCATTGCACCATATTCTGTGTTATCGGTTTCTTGTTGTGCCTTAAAAAGTGTCCCAGATAACACTATGGAGGTATTATTGCCCGTTACATTTAGCTCTGTGTGTTTCGCATCAACTACATTGGTAATTGTAAAGTTTATACTTTTATAGATTACTGATTTTGAATATCCTCCTATAAGAGCTATATGAATTTCTTCAAAATCATTTAAAGATGAATCCCAATCCAAGGGGATATCTAATTTAAACGTATTAAACTGTTCATGCTCGGTCTCGGGAATACCTATGACCTGGGTCATTTCAGTATTAGTTCCGTTTATGGCTAAATTTTCCCATACCTGTCCGTTAAAAGTGTCCCCTCCTGTAGATCCAGCTTTAATTCCAATAAAATGCACTGCCTTATCTAGGGTTGTGGTGGGATCATTTACCTGGTAAAATTGACTCGCATACTCAATCTCTAATTGCAGGATAAATTCTGAATCTCTTTTAAAATCTTTTATGGTTTCTGTAGATGGAATTTTTAACGTCTGCTCTAATGCAAACAATAAATCAATATTACCGATTATTCTATCGCCTGTTTTAGGGGTTGAGCCAGGGTCAATTACTCTAATTCTTATAAGAGAGGTTCCCTCACCCCCAGATGCGGCTGTTGTAACCTCAAATACCCCCTTATTTTCGATAAATAATTTATTATTTGATATAGGCCAATTGGGAGACGAAAAAAATTCATTATTGAAAGTTAGTTCTAAAATGTTGCCCCCAATGTCTGTAATATCAGTTATATTATGTGTCTTTCCTGATGATGATACAGCATAATTCGAATTTGTAAAACCTTTACCTATGCCCAAAACACTAAATCCTTGGACAGTTTGGGTATTAAAACTATTGGTATCTGCAAATCCTTGCGCATCTGAACTGCTTCCCATATTGCCCCCACTTATATCTACCCATTTAACCCTATTTCCCCAATTATCTAGGCCGTCATTTTCTAAAATATTTTCAAATTTTACTGTTTTGGTATTAACTTCTATCTCTTTAGGTGCCTCTATAAATGAAATTGATGCGCTCCCAATTGGCTTGTTTACCGGGTTTTCAGGATTAAGTTCGAAAACACGGTGTATTAGTAATCGCTTTACGTTTGTAAAATTAGAATCAAACGCATAAGTAACATTGTCCCTTTTTTTTGATAATTGATTTAGCCCAGTAGATAATCCTTCAAGTTGCTCAACCACCCAAAAGTCATTTGATTGATAAAATCTACAATGGTGGGTAGTCATTAAGTCTGCCAACACTTCAAAGGCGCTCATTTCTTCCTGAACAAATAATTGCTGATTTACATAAGTTAAATCTAATGATGTGTCATTTGCGCCTGGGCTTAATGAATCGGGGAATATATTACTATTGTCCAGTATAAAATCCTGAGTTATACCTATCAAATCCGTTAATATATGTATCAATACTTCCGATCCTTTTACGACATCGTTACCGCCTATATGGATATAAGGAACATTCTTTAACTCTGCAAGCCCATCCGTAGCACGTATTTTAACCGGATAAGGAGGCGAAATATACTTTTCCCCACCTAAACCCTTCAATATAAACCCTTGAAACCTTAATGATCCGTCTTGAAAAACCTTCATTAAGTAGTGCTTACTTGTATTATAGGCAAATTCCATTAGGCCATAATCATCATCTGATATAACGATTAGCTCTACATCTTTGGGGCATATTGGTGAGTGTTTTAGTTTTACATTTGAGGCTCGAAACTTTAGTTTAAGTGGATTGCTCCCCGAATTTCGTAAATTGGTAATGGTTCCGGCATAATCATTTTCTAAAATTTCTGTTTTCCAGTTAGATCCCTGCCTGTCTTTAAACTCAGCTATGTATTTTACTCCAAATGCCATCTATAATATTCTGCTTACGTTGTCTGATTCATTTTGTAATACTTGACTTATCTGTAGGGCCAATTCCTGTTCATTGCCTACAAACCCATTCACTACTATTGATACGCTGCCACCCATTGATCCCCTTGATAATAGGTGAGGCGTTACGCTAGAGCCGCCCGGTAAATTAACCACCTCCGGCCCACGTTCGCCAACCAAAGCCATACCGCCACTAAAATTGGGTGTTCCTGCCGCAAAGTTCGGGATAGCTGCGAATAAGGCGTTTATTCCTGCCACTCCTGCGACTGCTAATGCGAGTCCTAATATAGGATTAGGTGAACCAATAAAAGCACTTTTTATTGCGGCTGCTAATGCTGCGGCTAATGATGCCTGAACAATGGCTTTGGCTCCTTCCCTATTTGCTGCGGCTAGAACTGCGGCTTGAACTGCGGCTTCTCCTGCTGCATTTGCAACCAGGTTATGTGCCTTTGTTTGTTTATCGGTTGTTTTAGTATCAATTCCTTTAATTTCAATTCCAGAAGTTAATGCCCTTAATTCTGCTTTTTGTGCTTCGGTTAATGTATTTTGAACCTCAACCGCCCCACCACTAGCAAGGTTTTGCATTTGAATGGCTTCCGTCCCATCCCTTATTAATTCCGTTAACGTTAAGGAGCTACCATGAAGGGCAATAGTTAGAGCTTGCCTTTTAGCCATCAACTTTATGTTGTTTTCGTATGCCTCGGCCTCGGCAGCCAAAGCCTCTCTTATTTTTATGATTACTTCAAGACGGGATTTGTTTAACTGTTCCTCTTTTATTTTCAATGCCTCAACTCCTGCCCCTGATTCAATTAAAGCTTTACGAAAAGCCTTTTGGGAATCTGTTGTTAAATCACCAAGCAATAATAATTGTTCGTCTATTTTCTTTTTCTTCTTCTTTATATCTAATTCATCAGCTATTGCATCATTCAGTTTTTCGGTTTCCCTCTCTTCCTCCCTTACTCCTGTAATTAATTCCCTTATCTGTCCAAGCGCAAAGGTTGCCTCTTGTGCTATTCCTCTAAATACATCACTAAGCGCATCGCCTTCTAATATAAGCCCATCATACGCACTTTCTAGCTTTGAAATATCGCCTTTCAATGTATCTAATTGCTCCCTTGCTTGTTTGCTTGCAACCCCTATTTTCTTTGTTGCAATTGCTAATGTGTCGGCTTTATCGGCTGCATCTGCCATAACTAAAGCCCCGGCTGCTGCCCTTTCACCAAATATTGTGAATGCATCTGCCGTGGATAGTCCTGCGTCTTTTAATGCCCTTAATGTTGCTGATAAATCTAAATTACCCTCTTCGTTTTTAATTATCTCAACTCCAAGTTTTTTAAATACGCTTATAGCATCGTTTGATGGTTTTAGTAATGAACTTATTGCCCCTTTTAATTGGGTTCCTGCCAATGATCCTTGAATACCAGCATCACCAAGCACACCCATAAACCCGGCTACTTGATTGATACTTATTCCGGCACTTTTAGCAATCGGAGCAACTACTTTCATAGATTCCCCCATTTGTTCCACGCTTAGATTTGCGCTGTTGGTAGTAGTTACTAAAATGTCATTAACCCGGTTGACCTCGCTTGCAGCTAATCCAAACCCACTTAAAATGTTTGAAGCAATATCAGCCGCACGACCTAAATCTAACTGAGCCGCTGCCGCTAAATCTAATATCCCAGGAGTTGCCGTTAGAATCTGATTTGTACTGAATCCAGCCTGAGCAAGGAATCCCATCGCCTCGGCCGCTTCATTTGCAGTAAATACAGTGCTGCTTCCTAATGTTCTGGCTAACTTTGCAAAGGCTTCCTCACCGCCTCCGGCAATTAAACTAACACGCCTTATGCTTGATTCTAATTTAGCTATCTTTAAAATAGCATTTTTAATGCCGTTGATTATAGCGGCACCAGCCAACGCTCCGGCTAGTAATGAACCCGCCTTTTTGGCTGTTTTTCCTAGCCCTTGCAGCTTCTTTTGGGAATCCTTAATACCCTTTGTTAGCCCCTTGTTGTCGGCCGTTATCCTTATCCTAATATCACCATCAGCCATTAGTTCTTGTGTTTATTGTAGTCAAATTTAATTGGCGAATTAGGGAAGTTTTTATTATGACGCTCCACCCAATCCCTCATTTTTTCAGGTGAGCTTGAAGGTAATATCTCATCCTTTGGATATTTATCGAGGTATTTATCAGGCATAAAATCCTTGTATGTATTTGCGGGTACTCCCTTTTTTCTCGGTATTGTATTATATATCGCTGCCAAAATCTCACCTTTTGATACCTGTTTTTTCTCTTCTTCTAAGTCTAAATAGTTAAGCCTAACATTAGCAAGATCGTAAAACTCCCCCCAAGTTAGGCTCCAAAATTCTTCAGGTTTTAACCCACATATTCCAAAGGCTAAATTTAAAACACTATCCCACGTTACTTTTTTTTTGTGCTTTCTTTCGCCTTCTTAACATCAACTTTTTGAGCGTTAGAATCTGCTAGTGCCGTGAATATGTTATTAATATCTTTCTGGTCTGCATCATCTATCCAATCCCCAACGGTGAAAGTATTAAAGTCTGTTTCAAGATCATTCGTAACATTAAATGCCCATAAAGCACAGAAAATAAGATCCCTTACCTCTGAGCCTTTTATGTTCTCAAATTTCATATCATTCAGATAATCATCCAGAGAACACTTTCTAACCTCACAATACTTAGCCGTTGAATTAGTTCCAAACTTTAGAGAACGCTCTTGCCCCCCTAATTGAACCGTTATTACCCCACTCATTAAGCTACTGGAGTTTTGGTCAATGGCCCATTGCCTAAATAAGTCACTTCAAAACTTGTAGGCGCATTTTGTGGCCCATTTATACTAAAAGAAGTTAGTTTTGCAGTTCCTGTGTATTCATCATCTCCACTCTCGGCCGTTGTGAATTTAAGAACTGTAGCTGTGTTGTTTAAAATAGCATCTAATAAATCAGCTGGAGCTGTGTTTACTGCGTCAAATGTCACTAATCCACTAGCCGACATTTCCCATCCCCTGTTACCATCAATTAGATTTTCCTTCCATCCGGCACTATCTTTTGTAGTAGTATCGGGTGCGTCCTGGGTAACTGTTAATGTGGCATCGGTGGAGTGCGCTAATGCATTTCCATCTATGTCCAACACTATCAAATCACCGTTAAATTTTCCTGCTGTTGCCATAATTGTTAATTAAATTTGTTTTTTCTTTTTATAATCATCCTTTGTTCGCCAAAGGTTGTGTTCTTCTGCTTCGTTTTTCTCTGAATAATCATCTCGTTTTTTATAATCATTTCGTTTTAATAGGACATAAATAATTAAAAAGTCTAAATACAACAAGTTTAATAATATGATTCCTTCAATTGCTGTCATGGTTGTGATAGTAAATGCTTGATCGTTATTTCTTTTACAATAATTGTGTGGGTGTCGTTAAACTCCCTGGTATAAGTTGAGCTATCAAAGCTCGCTGTTACGTTTTCAATCGGGCTGAAGTCTAATTTTGTCAATGGGTCTGAAGGCAATACAATAGCTAGTATCTCCGTTGCTATGTCGTCCGCATCTTTGGCCCCACCACCAGAAGTAAACCCGGTAACAACCCTTAAAACCACATCAACCTCAGTAGCATTCCTATTTTGCTTTGTTCGGGTAGCTACATCCTCCCCACCACGCTCGTCTATGTCCTCTATAAGAACATAAGGGAACTTTTGATTGTTAGGTACACTAAAGTAAACAGGTGCGCTTATACCGCTTAATGCGCTTATATATGCCTTCATTATAATGCCTCCTGTGTTAATCATAATCCCTTAATTATACCTCTAACCTTTGTTATAAATTTAGCTACCTTCTTTAATCCATGAACCAAGAAATACGGCTGTTTTGGGTCTACATAAATAGAATAATTAGCGCCACTCACAGCATTATAAAACCCTCGCCTAACTTGAACGGTTAGCATCGACCTTAAATTATTGGTATCTACTGGCGCAACCCTTTGGGCATCGGATATAATATTCAAAACCAACTTTTTGGCTTCGGTATCAATCGTTTTAGCCACTTGTTTATCATATCTTTTCATTAACTTGATGGCCTTATCTATTCCTTCAACTGTAATTGTTTTAGCCATCTTAATTTACCCTTTCAAATGCATCAAACGTAACCCAATGTAAGACCGCGTCCGGGTTTATGGGAGTTTCAATGTATAAAAACCTATCCCCCCATTTTAACCTATCCTTGCGGTCTATGTTAATATCCTTGTTTCTAACGGTAATTAAAAACCGTCTAGCTCCAGCAATTTTGCCCTGTTCCAATACCTCGCTACCCGTTTGGGGCTCAATCTTTGCGAATATTGTTTTAATATCTACCCATGTAGTGCCCTGACCGCCCTGAAGGTCATCTGTAAAGCCTGGGGCTTGATGTAAAACCCTATGCCGTAAATCAGAAGCTCTCATAATTAATAAATTGGGCTAATTCTCGTTTAGAACTGTTGGGCATCATCATAACACTTTCACCCATTATTAGATCCTCCCGGTTATCATAAGAAGTTACTATCATTTTATAAATAGCCTCCCTAATAATGGCCGGAACCTTATCTGAACTATCGCCAAAACCTGTGATATAAGTAATCCGTACATCGTTGCTAGTTGATTCAATTGAATTGGTTAAATAAACAGTATTGGCCTTTAAAACAAATGTAGTGTCCTCTATAAATGTTCCGTCCGTTTGGCCTATCTCCACCTTTGTAACGCTTTGAACATTTCCAAATGGCAAAGTAATTCTGTCGGCCCCAACCTCCCAATGTGCTACAATGGTTTGGTCTATTAGCTTTCTATTAATATAGGCCTCGACCTTTTCGGTAGCTGAAGCCATTAGAACTTTTAACAATCCATCATCGGCACCCGTATCTATTCGGGCAAATGTTTGCGCTGTTTTAAGTGACGCTGCCTCTTCCTTTGGTGCAATAGTCACTTTTAAAACCAGCCCCTTTGGTAAATTCAATACATCTGCCCCTAGATTCATTGCTTCTTAGTCATTTCTTTGTGTGACTTATCAATTTTTTTAGCCAAATTCATAATGATTAATCTTTTGGCATCAATTTCTATAGCCTCAAATTTATCATCCTTCTGTTTTACGATTTTGCCACCATAATTGAAGTTCCGTATAGCTACTAAATGTATCATACTACTCGGATTTAGCTTTCACTTTGGCTTTTGGCTTCTCGTACTTATCTACGATAATACCTTTGTCTTTAAGTATTTTAACTTCTGCCATGTCTTTAATGTCAACATTTTGACCTGTTCGGTACATCACGTTATTGTGATAAAAATTTTGATTCGCTTGCATTTTGTTTTTGTTTAAATTGTAATTATAATTAATTGGTTAAAAGGGATGACTGAATTGCCACCCCTCAAAACCAAGCATACTCTATGCTGTAGCAGTTGCAAAATCAGACTTAATGAATGCACCTACATGGTACACCGCTAATGCTAATCTTTCTTCCACTCTAATAGTGATCTTGTTTTCAACAACATTGTCGCCATCTTGTTCAAAGAATCGAACGTTTGCGCCCGTTCTGTCAAACAATTGTGCTCCCATGTTAAAGTCACCAACTATAAAGTCATCTACCGTAACAAATGTGTTCTCTATAATTGGAACACCACCTATAAACATTCTACCGTTTACGCTCGTCACAAATGGAGGACGTAAATAATGGTCATCAGACCCTTTTTCGATGTCAAGTAAAACCGCATCGGCAGGATTTAAAAGAATGGCGTTAGCAAAGAACTCAGCACCTCTGGCCTCGCCTATTGCTTTTCTTAGTACGTCAAACTTAGGTTGATTCAATAAGGTGCCTGCAAATGTTGTTCCCTGAGTAAATATGCCATCTAAATTAGCCCCTATTCCTGATCCATAAAGAATTTGAGCATCCTCTACGTTCTTCAATTTATCTATCAATCTACGTGACACATAAGAAGCCATAAAAGGAACATCAGTTAGTGCCTCATCAGATAGCCGCACATAAGCGGCTATCTTTTTGGCTAAAGACTCAATTTGAGCTACTGGAAATTCATTTTGTGGTTTAGCTGCTCCCTCTGCAACGGCTGCGGTATTATCTACCACACTGCCCTCTTGAGGATAAGAAATACTGCCCCCACTCATAGTTCCTCCAGGTATTAAGTCACGCATTCTTACCATTCTTTCAGGTGAAAATACTGGAGTACTTAATACTCTGTCTGGTTCAATTACTGCATCTGTGAAATGAGTAGTTGTTAACATGTCGGCTTTCAATTCTAGGCTAAACGCCTTTCTGTCGCTTCCTATAAATGCTTTATAGCCTTCATTGTCTTTTAATCCCAGTAACACATCTTTGAATGATTCTTTTTTTACCGGATCGTTTGCTTTGCGTTTCTGCAAATCTGTGTCTAAATCATCGCATTGTTTTTGCAATAATTCCATGTGCTTAACCAATTTTTCGTTGGCTTCGTGCTCTTTCAATACTAAACCCGTTAATTCGTTTTTAGTATCCTCGGACATTTTCTTATTATCGGTATGTTGCCCCTCTGCTTTCTCTAAAACTTCAGCGGTTTTTACGCCAAGTTCTTTTACTTGTTCTTCAAGTTGTTTTAAATCCATTTTATGTTTTGTTAAATCCTTTATTGAAAATAGCTAATAAGTCTACTTCGGGGGTTGCTGGTGCCTCTTCTTTGATGGCGACCTCTTTCCGTTCTGAGATTTCTTGCTGTATTTGCCTGATTTTTATTTCTACGCTTTGCATTAGGTCGTCACTAAGACCACCTACTTTGCAATATTTTAATACTGATTCTAATTCTTCCGATAACTCTACAAATGTCATTGACTTAATGCTAACCACCGGGGTCTCTTCGTTTACGCCCCAGGTAACAGCACTACCCTCAAATAATTTAATCTCTTTAATTATGTTTATGCCGTCATCGGTTCGATCTGATTGCAAAGTGATAAACCCTATTGAGTGTTCGGTTAAAAGCCCTTCCTGATATTCAATTAGGGCATCTTTGCCAAATGAGTTAGTGCTCATTATAGACTTAAAAAATAATCCTGTGCTATCCTCTTTTAGCTCAACCACTTTTCCAATCATTTGATTAGGATTGTGGTTTTTGAGATGCTTAATACGTTTTTTACCTTCCGGGCCGTTCTCCCTAATCGTTCTGGCAAATGCACCGCTTACAATGATGTCATTGTCTGCATCTATATTGCCAAATTTGGAGAAATAGCCTGTCACTGTACGCTTACTCAGGTCAACATCTTGTATTTCTGCCTTGAAATCTAGCGTATTAAAGAACTGCTTACTTCCCATTTTGGTATTTTAATTCCAAATATAAGAAATAAATAGCAATTAGTTCCAAATTGGGATTAATTACCATTATGGTTAATGTCCCATATTGGTACGCACATTCCCACGTTGGTAATAAGGTTTGTTTTTGTTAATATTACTATTTAGTATTGCACTATAATTTTACTATGGTGTCCGAAATTGAAGGAACTACACAAGTAGCGTTGAATAAAGGCTAGGCCAGCTGTCAACAATGTGGGGAGTAGATACCCCACCCATAGAATTAAGGTGTTCGTGGCATCGAAAATTATCATTAATCAAAGCGAAAGCTAGCCCCGAAGAGCCACGATCTGAGGGGCTTTTTTATTAAAACTAAATAATTATGAAATTTATAGCAACAGAAGTAATACAAATAGATAGACACACCAAAGGAGGGACAGATGATATTCCATTAAAGACAGAGTATATGACTATTGAGGTAAAACTCATTGGTTCTGGCAATACACTACCATTTAAAAGTGGCGATGTTGGTGAGGCTGTAGCAAAGGCATTGAGATCAATTAAACCAATATAATTATGAAAACTAACACGGTATTACTAGACATAATAGAGTATAATATGTTAAGAGACTTTTATAACGGAATTAATGAAGGGAAATTTGTTTGTATAGAGGGGTATAGCTCCGACTCAATTTATTATATGACCGAACCAGAAACTTTAAATGTGTTAAAAAAGCGGATTAAATACGTGCAAAACGAGGTTAGTGAACTAAAAAGCCTGAACAGAAAATATAAAAACGACCTTAAAAGAATGAGCATTTGGGGTTTTATTAAACTAAAATTTAGCTAATTATGAAAGAGCCTAAACTTAGCAACTACAAGTCGCTTGATGAGTGGATTAAATGGTATGATTCCAACTGGCCATATACAAGTTTGAGTGAAGATATTAAATATGCTTTCTTAAAAATATTAGTAAAAAAACAAACTAAATAATTATGGAACTTCCCCAAACCTTTCAAACTGGATTATATTATGTTAATGAAAATGGTATCTTGTGCAAAACAGGATTCTTTGTAATATTTGAAGTTATTGGAGTTATAGAATTAAACAAATATCAAATAACTTTAATGGTTGGTGAATCTATACATAAAATTAAATAGCCTCCTTAATACTCACACACCTACAATTAACCACTTCACCCGCTGGAGCACCCAATGAACTATCATGCGGCCTGCGCATTTGAAACCCCCCAACGGTAAAAGGACTGTCAAAGGATCTAACCTGACCACTAGCATTGGAATGTGTGTTCCTGGTGTTAATAAATGCAGCCTGCCATGTCTTTCTTAAAGGTATTCCCAACGACTGAGCCCCCGCATCGCTTCCGGCATTACTAGCCCCTATACTTTCCGTTCTGGCTATGGTTATGGCTCTCTTAGCGTTAATCCCTGCCATCTCATTCCTAATCAGCCGTGCCACATCTCTAGGATTATTACCCTGGTCTAATTGAATCTGTATAAGCCTTTCAATTTCGTTTCTAGTCGTTTCTGTTATGCCTACTATCTTTTCGGCAAATTCCCGGTTGACTAAAGCGATCATAATTCGATCAATTGATTCCTGATTTGGTAGCTCTGGCCCGAAATGAGCCTTGATATTTAATATCTGCTTTGCCGTTTGTAAAGCAAATTTACCGCCCACACTAACATAATTCTTTACCATTGCATCCCTTACAGGTTGCTCATCAATGGATCCGGTAGCAAAATTATAGCTATCTACTTGTTGTTTTAAGGCACTTTCCCATAATGGGACAAACCTTTTAGAAAGCTTGTCTCTATCGGTGTTGATAGATTTGTATAGTCGTAAGCGTTTTAATAAATGCATTATTCTACAATTATTTTAGAATGACAAGTAAGTGCATTTACTTCTCTTTTTGAAGGGTCGTAATTTGTTAAATCACATAGTTTGCCAAATAGTATTGGGCCAAAACCAGAAACAAATCCGCCATTGTCGCTAGATAGTGTATAATACAATAATTCATCTACTGCCAACTTTAGACAACTATAGCAATTTTCCTTTTTATGTCTTTTGCATGCATTATTCATTATCATTTGATGTATTAATTCTACGATTAAGGTCGTCATCATCCATATCAATATTACTCAATGGCACTTTGTTTGTAGGAAAGAAATAATCATCTATTTTAGAATCTGCTTCGCCTCCTGCAATCACTCGTTTCTCGCTTTCTGTAAGCCAGGTAGATTTTTCTAACCATTCGGCTTGCTCCTTTTTGTTGGCTTGAAGTACTGCTATGTTAGATATATCTGGTATGATTCTAGTCTCAACCCCTTCAGGATAGTAACTTGGAGCCAACCACCTATTTAATGATTCACCGATGCCTCGCATCTCAGGCAAAATTACATTGGTGTATAATGACCTATGCGCTTCTTGTTGATTGTTGAATGTGCTTCCGTCCGGGTCGTTTAATAGCTCAGTAGGGAATTTAAAGATGGCTGCTATCTGTCTCTTTGCCGCTAATCCAGATTCAACCACTTTAAGGTCTGCTGGGCTTTCCCCTATCTTATGGTACTTTAAGTTTGCAGGACTCATTACAATTGAGCCTTTGGCTTTAGCTCCTCCGTATCGTTGCTTCCATTTCTCTTCCAATCTATCGGCTTGTTCTACTGTAAATTCAGACCCTTCACCCGAATCTCTACTAAATACACCTATTGCACCGTTATTTTCAAATGCCTTCACCTCACTTAATGCCCCTGTATTTAGCTTTTTAATGACTAATTCGGCCGCTTTTAGTGGACTTTGACCTGTAAATATTGCCCTTCTGTCGCCTGATAACGTCCCTAATGGGTTGAAGTACCGAATCATCATCACGTTTTCTTTT